TATTTTTGCCATTATGTGTATAAATTCTTAGCTCGTTCTAATATCATTGCACGTAATTCATCTGTGTTTGCTACTCCTGCAGCAGCTGGATCTAATGTACTATCTTCTCCTAAAAATCTTAAAAGTAGTTCATCTTCTGTTGTAGTGTCGTCAGTAGTATCATCAGTTGTATTATCAGTATACACATCCATAATACCATTATCTCCTCCAGAACTTGCGTTAATTGCGTTCTGTCCCATATTTTCATTACCATATGCTCCTACTTTTCCAGACGTTCTATCCCCCATATATTTTTCAAAATCGCTTAATCCATAGCCATAACCATATTTTCCTGCTACGTTTTTTTCAAAGAAATCTTTATTTTTATTAAAACCAAATGAACCCAATGTTTTTATTAAAGTGCTACCTGGTACAAAAAAAGGAAGGTTCGGTGGTTGATAAGTTGCACCTTGTAAATTAAGCTTATCTATATAATTATTAAATTGAGTTGAACCTGGTCCAACTTTAGTAAAATCTGGAGGAGCTATTGGTTTATCTAATGTAACAGGAGTGCCTAACCCATATTGTTCTTTAACATCTAAGTTTGTTGCTACTGGGTCTGGTCCTGTATTAAAAGGATTGTTGTCTTCCGAACTACCACCTCCAGTTCCACCTTGTCCATCTGTTCCTGTACCTTCGCCTCCGGCTTTTCCACCTTTACCATCTCCTTCACCTTGGTAACCACCTTGAGGACTATGACTTCCACCAACGTATGCCTTACGTCCGTCAGGACCCATAACCCCACCAAAAGCTTTAGCAACTCTTTGGCCCATTGCATACATTTGTCTAGCTTGTTGTAATCTTGTAATTGACATTATCGTCTTCCTCCAGTTTGTATATCTAACCTAAAAGTACCTAGTTTCCAACTAGTATCTACAGCCGTGTTAGATATTGTAAGAGCTATGGCTCTACCTCTAGCACGTGTGTCTACTTTATCTGTTGTAGATGATACAGTAAAAGGTCCAAGTGATGAACTGGCTGCAGCATCATTTGGATAATTTCTTAAATCTAATTGTATAATAGCATTTCCTTGTTGTGCTATAAAATCTGGTATAATTCTACTAACTCTCATAATATTTTCACCATCACCTCTAAGATCACCTAAGTTAGTAGCGGCTCCTCTAACAACTTTTTGTGTAATATCGTAATCACCCGAAGTAATATTTGCTGGAATAGCTGTTGTTACTCCTAGTCTTATTTGATTAACACCTGTTTCATGTTCATAATAATATGAAATACCATCTGTGTTTCCTGTAACATCAAAAGATGTATCGGTCCCTGCATCGTATTGAGTTCCATGTGGTAACCCAAAAACAGAAGAATCTTGCCAAGTAGTTCTAATAAATAATGAACTGTCATTAACAAACCATATGGGTCGTTTAGAAGTTGAGTCTAAATAACTGTACGTAACTGATTGTGTGTTAACATTTGAATTAGATTCTGGATAAAACCAAGTAACCTCTCCAAACAAATTATTAATACCTGCGTAAACAAATTGATTAGATGTTGTATTTAAATTGTCATAAACATAATCTTCTACCAAACAGTCCATAGATTCTAGTTTACCAGTGTATCTAAAAAAACCATTATCAGACATCCAATACGCAGCACCATCAACTTCAACGGCTGCATTCATACCAATCAATCCACAGTTTGTACCAACTTGTTCAAAGGCAAACGTAAAAGGAGTTCCAACAAAACGCATAGTAAATAAAGCTGTATCACTCCAAACGTATAATGCATTTCTACCAAGTTCAGCTCCCATGATTCGTGATCCGTCGGCCAGTCTTTGTGTACCAGCACTATTCTCAGCTGTTGGTGTGTAATCTGTAATATCTTCTTGAGAAGAAAATCTAATAAACATGTCGTCTTGTGTAGTTTTATCACCAATAGTTGTTTCAGTACCAAAAAATACTAAGTGACGATCAGGAGTAGATACTAACATATCTCTAGATGCTGTTGGTGCACCTGATATAATTGTAGCTCTAGTGTTTGTAGCGTTTGTAGCATCTGAATCCCATTGAAAACATTCTCCATTAAATATTAAAGCAATAAGTGTACTTCCTAAATTATCTAAGGCCCACATACCAGGTTCGGCAACAGTATCTGTGTCAGCTGATGATTGACCCCAACCAGAAAAATCACTATAGTTTGTAACTGTAGCTCCTGTGCTGTGAGAAGCATTTGTTGTTCCTCTAACATTTCTAGTTATTCCTGTTAAAGTATTTGTTGCTGTATTTACTCCTGTGTAAGAAATTTCTTCTGTACCTACTTGTATAAAATTAGTTCCGGTTGTTGGAAAATTTAATACAGATGTTAAAATAATACTAGTTCCTGTTCCACCTGTCCCTGCTGAGTTAGCAGACAATGATCCATTTAATGTAGTTGTTTGAGGAGCTGTCGATGTTCCACCAAATTGTGATATACCCCATCCAAAAACCCCAACTTGTTCTGCTGGACCAACATGGTAGTATTGAAAAAAAGTTATACCTCCAGAAGTTGTAGCTCCTGATCCTGTTTCATTACCAGGCATTGTAATAGTTATAGCTGTTGAACTTACAACAGAAGTTACCATAAATTTTTTATCAGCAAAATCTGTGGCAGTAAAATTAGAGTTAGTAATTGCACTAAATGTAGATGCTTCACCAAATAAAATAATGTCTCCTTCTTGAAAAGAATGTGCACCACCAAATGTAAGNGTTACTATTGGTTGACCATTAGTCGTGCTAAACGCACTAGTGATAGCTGTACCTAATGGATTAACTAAAGGATGTATGTCGTAGAAAACTTCTCCTGAGTATGCGTATAAAATTCTATTTGTTCCAATAATAGCATATTTAATACCTTGTTTATTGACCATGTGATGTAACCCTCTAGCCGCGCCAGTAAGTTTACTATCACCTAATTGATTCCAACCACCTATTTTTTCAGGTGTACCATATCTAAAACGTACATTAGTTCCACCTGTCCATTGCGACTCGGCACCTGTTGATGTAACTTGTTTATTGAATCCTGGTAAAAAACCTAATTTTTGTAACATATATAATCCTTATAAAGGAGACAGTAGGTATGGTGGATTACTGTCTCCATCATAGGGGTATATCACTATAAATTTAAAGTATCAACTCTGTTAAGGCTTTATTTGATCCTACAGTTCCTTTGTAAAAAGTATTAAAAGCTAGACTTATTCTTGTATTAGTTCCCTGTTTGGTTTCTACTTGATGATTAGTTGATGACGGAAACATAAATAAATTACCTGTTTCTACAGGAAAAAACCAAGTTTCAGAGTTCCATATATTATATTTTGTTTCATCTATTATAGGTTTAATTTGTTCATAACCCTTACTACTACTAAAAAGTATTTTATCATTTTTTATATCTGAATCAAAATAAAATACACCTGATATAATAGAATTAGGATGTGCGTGTTTATGATGATATTGATTAGCTTCAGTGTAATTTAACCACGATTGAGTTATATAAAGATTTATATTATTTTTTGGACATATGATAGTATTTAAATAATTTTTGCAATGTTTATCTAAAAACTTCTTTATATTTTTAAATTCTTTTCTGTTTAATACATAGTTATCTTTAGTATTAATATTGCCTGTGTTACTCATACAATGTTTTTTTTGTTCATTTACAAATTTTAATTCTTGTTTTGTAAATTTTCTATCTATTTTTGTTGTATAGATAGGTGTTGGAAAAATATTATTAATCATATGCATAAATTAAAAGAAATAGATATCCTGTTTTTATTTTTATTTAAATTAGGTCTTACACTATGAAGTAACCAACTAGGAAATAAAAGCAGTCTATTTTCTATAGGAGGTATTTTCCACATTGGACTATTATATTTATTGTATTTTTTTAAGTTTCTTCCAGACCAATCGTACTCCATAGCTATGGATGCGGGGTGAGACAATACTAAGTCACCACTATCTTTGTGGGCTTTTACATAATATACACCGGATATCACACTATTAGGATGGTTATGCTCTAAGTTATAATCCTTTTCTTTATTAATATTTATCCACAAAGTATTGATTACTAATGGGTGTTTATATTGAAAAGTATCTTGATAACGTTTTGCAGCATTTAAAATAGAAATTAATAAAGTATTTAAAGGTTTGTGTTCTCCTGTTAAAGGAGAAGACTGCCACCCTCCAATATTACTTATTGTAGAAGTATCTAAAGTTTTCTTCATGCTCAAACAATACTTAGTAATAATATTAGTATTTAAATTTAATTCTTCAGAATACAGTGGGACAGAAAATAAATCTTCAATTACAGGTTTAGTCATTTAATATGCCCAAGACACAAATGAGTATCTTGTTCCTTTTGTTACTGGTTTAACTAAATGTGGATATAAAAACACAGATGGAAAAATAATTAAATCTCCAGCTTTAAATTTAATTTCATAGTCATCAAACATAATAAATTCTCCACCTTCATAATTATCATTTAAAACAGCAACAATACTTAACATCGGTATTCCTTTTATATCTCCTGTAAATAGATTATGGATGTGATCGTTATGTCTAGACATAATTTGATTTTTTTTGTATCTGTTAAATCTTAGTTGACTAAATCCAACCCAACCAACTACCGTATCTTCACTAATTTTATCAATAACAATATATCTTTCTAATGCTTTCCAAGTTAATTTCATTAACTCTTTATAATAAGTTAGTTTTTCTCCCCCACAAACATCCAGTTCTTTATTTCCATTTTTATGAAAAATATGACTTGAATCTTTAGGGTTTTGATATTTATGTCGTTCCCAAGTTTTATCTTTTTTAAGTTCTTTTAAACTTTTATCTATAATATTTTGAGGAATCCAATTATCTAAATGAAGTATATAATCTTTTATTTTTTTCTCCACCACCATCTTTTAAATGTAAATTATTGTTTAACGATTGTCAACAACCCATTGTTGTGTTTCTTCATTCCACTTATATCTTTGACCATCTGTAGGTTCAGCAACTGGTGCTTCCCATTTACAGGTAGTTTCATTTAATGTCCATGATGCGTAAGGTTTAGGTCCTATAAAAGCATCTCTTGTTTCGTCATAAGTATAATCAACACCTGCATAATTTTTTCTTATACTTCCATCTTTGGAAGTTTGTTTCCAAACATCATTTGTATTATAAAGATTATTTAAAAA